GAAAATCCTGCATTTACTCGTGCTGAAGCTGTTCAGGTGGCTCGTAACATGATTCAGTCTCACAACACAAAAAAGTAACTTGATCAGAATGGTAACATAACTACTTGCATAGTGGGTTCGGCTCTGTTATTATAATTAATATACCTGAGGAGGTGAACTTACAATATGACTGAATCCACTAACACCAATCACACCAAGCTGTTTAACGGTGATGAAAAAGAAAAGCTCAAGCAACTGATACGAGAAGGTATCCAGGTGCTGAGAGAGATGGAATCCCTCAAAGAAGGTCTTAGCGACACTGTGAAAAACCTGGCTAAGGAATTTGAAGTCAAGCCGGGGGTACTTCGCAAGTGTATTAAGACCGCCTACAAGGCTGATTGGGATAAAACCGAAGCAGATTATTTGCAGATGGAACATATTTTGGACGCAGTGGGCGGAAAGTAAATAACACTGGGGACGGTTCACCCGTCCCCATCTTATTATCAATTATGAGTTACGTTGACGCAATCTGGAATAAAAATTCTGACACAATTCATGTAGTAGAACGCATCGACGGCAAGCGAATTTTTACTGATTGGCCTGCCAAGTATGTGTTTTATTATGACGACAGCAAAGGAAAACATCGCACAATTTATGAAACACCAGTGAGTAGATTTGTAACCAGACAGTACAAGGAGTTCAATCGTGAACTCAGAACTCATAGTCATCTCAGAACCTGGGAAAGTGATATTAACCCAGTGTTTCGCTGTCTGGAAGAACACTATCGACACAAATTGGCTCCCAAGTTACACACGGCCTTTTTCGATATCGAGACTGCATTTGACGCTGAACGCGGATTTAGTAGTCCTGAAGATCCGTTCTCAGCAATCACAGCAATCACTGTGTACCTGGATTGGTGTGATCAGCTGATCACACTGGCTATGCCTCCGTCCACACTCACTATGGATCAGGCGCAGGCTCTGGTGAAGAATTTCGACAATACGTTTTTGTTCAATGACGAAACAGAGATGCTGAGTACGTTCCTGGATATTATCCAGGATGCAGATGTGCTCAGTGGCTGGAACAGCGAAGGGTATGATATTCCCTACACTGTGAATCGCATCATCACTATAATGAGCAAAGATGACACACGCCGCCTGTGTTTGTGGGATCAGCATCCCAAGCAGCGCAAGTTTGAACGGTATGGTGCTCAGCAATCCACTTATGATCTGATCGGACGATTACATCTGGATTACATGCAGTTGTATCGCAAATACACTTATGAGGAACGCCACAGCTATAGCCTGGATGCCATCAGCGAACATGAACTGGGCGAACACAAAACTCACTATGAAGGCACACTGGATCAGTTATACAATCTGAACTTTGAACGGTTTATCGAATACAATCGCCAGGATGTGATGCTGATTGCTCGTCTGGATCAGAAATTGCGTTTTATCGATCTGGCTAACGAACTGGCACATGATAACACAGTGTTGATTCCCACCACAATGGGTGCTGTGGCTGTTACTGAACAAGCCATTATCAACGAAAGTCACGATCGTGGGTTAGTTGTTCCGGATCGCAAGGCGCAACCTCGTGACCGAGAAGATGACGGCGAAGATGAGGATGAGGGTGCTGCTGGTGCTTATGTGGCCTACCCCAAGAAAGGACTGCATGATTATATTGGTGCAATTGACTTGAACTCGCTGTATCCCAATACTATTCGCGCTCTAAACATGGGTCCAGAAACCATCGTGGGGCAGATACGTTTGACTGATACCGACAACTACATTGCGAAAAAACGTGCAGAAGATTTGAGTTTCGCAGCAGCCTGGGAAGGCCTGTTTGGTACTCTGGAATACACGGCAGTAATCAATAAGGATCCTGCTTACACAATCACTGTGGAATGGGAAAATGGCACCAGTACTGAGATGAGTGCTGCACAGTTGCATCATCTGATCTGGGCAGAAAATCGCCCCTGGATTCTCACTGCCAATGGCACTATTCTCACTGCTGAAAGAGAGGGTATTGTTCCGGGACTGCTGAGACGTTGGTATACTGAACGTAAAGAACTGCAAAAGAAAAAGAAAGAAGCCACAGACAAAGAAGATCAGGCGTTTTGGGACAAACGCCAACTGGTTAAGAAGATTAACCTCAACAGCTTATACGGTGCTATTTTGAATCCCTATTGTCGATTCAATGACAAACGCATAGGTCAAAGTACCACACTGAGTGGCAGAGTAATTGCACGACACATGAATGCTTATGTGAATCAGTGTGTTACTGGTGACTACGATCACACAGGTGAAGCTATCATTTACGCCGATACTGACTCGGTTGATGGGAGTAGCTGTATTAACACTTCAGTAGGTAACAAAACCATTGAAGAACTTTTCCATAATGGTACGACATTTTGGAAAGATGGAGATAAAGAGTATTCCGTAAATCCTGATATTCAAGTCGTGGTTTACGATAATAAAGTTTCTGGCCCAGCTAAGATGGGAAATTATAACTATGTTTATCGTCACAAAACAAAAAAGCGTCGATTTAAAGTGATCGATTCTCTGGGTAACGAACTCATTGTAACTGAAGATCATGCAATGATTGTTTTGGAAGACGGTAAATTAGTTGAAAAAAGTCCTATGGAACTTAAAAAAGGCGAAAAGATTCTCACTATCAAGCATAAATAACTTATGCGGATAGGAGTATCGCAATATGCCAAAATGCTTAGAATGTGGGTGCATTATGCCCAGGCTACAATGGACCCACTTCAAATACAAATGCACTGGGGGTATTTCAAGCATAGATGAATACAAAAACAAATACCCCAATTCAATCTTAATTGACGAAGAGTTAGCTGCTAAATGTAAAATAACCAAACAAACAATGATCCAAAAGTACGGACAAGAGTTAGGTACTCAAAAATGGGAACATTACAGAAGCAAGCAAGCTGAAACCAATAGTTTTGAATACAAAAATAAAAAATATGGATGGAGTAAAGAACAGTTTGACGATTATAACAAAAGTCGGTCAGTTACGTTGGAAAACTGTGTAAAACGACATGGCGTACAAGGGGTAGAGATTTGGAACTCGTATGTTGAGCGGCAACGGTATACTAATACTTTAGAATATTTCATTGAAAAGTATGGATCCGAAGGAAAAGAAAAATGGCTCAATTACAACGAAGAAAAATCAAAGTCATCAAATGTTGATTGGATTAAAGAGAAGTTTTCAGTTGATGATGATGCGGCTATTGAAATATTGTCTCAAAGAAGAACACCATCAATTTGTAGTAAATCAGAGAAACATTTTGTTAATGCGTTTCAAACTGCGTTAGGATCTGAGATAAAATATACTTCATTTACTAAACAATTTTCAATTTGGGATAAAGCAAATCATAGAATCTATTTTTACGATATTACTTGTTCATCAAAAAAGAAAATCATTGAGTTTAACGGAGATTATTGGCATTGTAATCCATTGATGTATTCGGGCGATTTTATTCACAAGCATTCAAATTTAACAGCTAAAGAAATTTGGAGTTATGATTTTGAAAAAATAAAAACTGCATTAAACAGAGACTTTAGTGTTAAAATAGTATGGGAAAGTGATTACATAAACAAACCAGATGGAATTATACAGGAGTGTGTGCAATGGTGGAATACCAATTAGCAGAGATTGAATCAATAGAAGAACTTGAGCCGTATGACGACGAATATGTTTATGATATTGGTGTTTCAAACGAAAATCCTTATTTTTTTGCCAATAACATTTTGGTGCACAACAGTTGCTATTTCAGTGCTTGGCCCGTTGTGAAAAAGGAGGTGACTGCTGGCTCCATGGAATGGGATAAAAACATCTGTGTGGGTCTGTATGACGCAATCGCAGATCAAGTAAACGACAGTTTCTCTGGTTTTTGTGCAGGTGCATTTCACACACCCAGTGCCAATGGTGATCTTATTCGTTGTGGTCGCGAACTGGTGGCTAGCAAGGGTTTATATATCACCAAGAAGCGTTACGCTGTGTTGATCTATGATCTAGAAGGCAAGAGGCTGGATACTGACGGAAGTGATGGCAAACTCAAGGCCATGGGCTTGGATCTCAAACGAGCCGATACTCCCAAAGTCGTGCAACAGTTTCTAAGTGACATTTTGCTGAAAGTTCTCAAAGGATTAGAACGTGCAGAAATCATCGATGACATACGCAGATTTAAAACTGAT